AAGAGAATAGATTCTTTATATGGACAAATGAAAAACCCATACTTAGCCACTTTGAAGGAGTATAATTCAAACTCCTACAAGGGTCGCTAGTACAGATACGTCTTCTTGGTCAATGTCCAAATGGTTAGAGAGGATTGCCACCCGGCGAGGGCCCGTCCGGGTAGGACCGCTCCCCGCGCAGGGGCCGCCGGAGGCCCACAAAGCCCTCTTTAGGTTGATTTAGGGTTTTTTAGGAGAAAAGAAAATTTAGGGTTTTTTAGGATTTTATTAACCATAATTAACAGTGTTAACGTTTACGTTGGCACCAGTATCATCATTCATAGTATACAAGTTGGTAGAACCACTGGTTGGCAATCCGCTATATTGGTTGAGTACTTTAGAAGGTTTCTCTGCTACAGCGATTCTCATTTTGATGCCATGAATTGCAATCAATTTAATTGGTGTGAATTCAATAGTTCCTGCTGCTGTGGTGTTAGAGGTATCACCTGGGCCTCCTCTAGCAACCATGAATGCGTAGTGGGTAACACCCTTTAAACATCCGTTCGTGCATTGAATAATATCATTGTACGATCTGATCTTGTTGATGCCAATAACGACAGTATGTCTTTTGGTCTCACCAGGATCGAAGTCCATATCGTATGCTCCGACAATAGTCCAAGTAGCTCTGAATCCCTTGGCTGGTTTTGGTCTGCCGAAAGGCCAAGTTGATTTAACTACTGCTGCTGTACCGTATGTAGCTGTGACACCTGCTTCGTCGTCCACGCCCTGTTCCCATGCTGATGATGGCACAGTGATTGACGTAGTATCATCTCGTGCTTTGCAAATGTATAGGGTACCGAATGCTATGTTGGGACCCATATTTACTATTTCAAAGGTCCATTCTGCGCTTTTGGTGAGTACGTCGACGTCTGCGTTGACTGAAGTCACTGGTGCTAGTCCTGCTTGGGTAGTGCTGCTTCCGAATGCTCCTGCAACAAGTTGACTGCTGAATGCTGAAGCGCCGTAGATAGACTGAATGTCTGTGATAGTGTAGATACTGGGATTGATGCCCACTCCTGCTCCGCTGGTTACAGAGAAAGAGTTAGCGTATTGATATTCGAGAGAGGGTGCATCGTGGAAGCGGAGTTTTTCAGCTGGAGTCAAATGTGATCCTTTGATGTATGCTGTTGATGCCATTACCTTCCCCGTCTCGTCCTTCTTGTAAGGCTTCTCCGGACGCGGCATTGGGCCCGGCCACGTGCCGTGCGAATGTACTGGCGGGCTCGTGTGGTGAACGCGGTGACTCTTCCCATGCGCCCTGTAGCCCTCGTACCCCGCATAGGCTGCCAACGACCCGTACTTCCATAAGTTGAATTTCCTCGCATAAGTCATAAAATCGGAATAATAGGTGAAAACCCTATTTACGGTGTAACCCTACAAGGGGAGGTCTAAGCATATTATTACCTTAGACCTCGTGTGTAGTGTAATGTTACACAAGAAAACATTTTTGAATAAAAATATGTTTATTAAGTTAAAAATTAATTATATCGTCCAAACTGTGTTTGGTAATTACGGTGAATCGACGCCTGAGAGCCATGCGAGTTTGGACCTCTCCGAAACATTCTTCAATACTGTATTGACTGGTGACGATGAACTTTTTGGGTCGAATAGATACGGATCCTCCCTTAATATCGGCAATAAACGGTCTCTCATCTGCCCAGATTTTGAAGAAACGGGCTGCCCATTTTCCGCAGTCTGGGTCCATGTCGTCAAAGAGGACAACGTCTTGGTCCTGATAGCCATCCCACCATTTACTGGCGTTTTTAGAGTACAGTGCTGGATACGTCGCATATACCGAAGAGGTTTTCCCAACCCCGGATTCTCCATAGATCCAAATTCCACAAGGGGCTTGGATCGATCCAGCAGGCGCCATATAGTCCTTTTTGATTCGACAGATGGCTGGGTAGTATTTGAGTCTGATGTCTGGGTTGATCTCCTCATAGCGTCCCTCCTTTGCAAGTTGCCAGGCTTTTTCCCATCGTTCGTGTTCGTTATGGCCTCGATCCTCATCGGATTGAGGGCGGGTTCCAAACTCAACGAAGTCTCCATCCTTGTGGCAATACTGGATGGCGGCGGTGATTGTTCTGGCAATTTCAACATGAGCTCCTCGCAATATTGTCCTTGCTGCCCTAAAGGACTTTGCATGTTCGAATCGGATAAACCCCTGCAGATGTGGGGTTCCTCCTGCTCCAGTTTCACGTCCGAATGTAAGGTAAGTGTATCCTGGAAGGGATTCCAAAAGTTGTTCTGCGTCTGGTCGTGGATTGTTCCAGGTGAAGCAGAACGCTCGAACTCGGGTAGAAGCCATCGTGACATTTATGTTGATGCTTTTACAGCAAGAGAATAGATTCTTTATATGGACAAATGAAAAACCCATACTTAGCCACTTTGAAGGAGTATAATTCAAACTCCTACAAGGGTCGCTAGTACAGATACGTCTTCTTGGTCAATGTCCAAA